CCCTGCCACTTCGGGGTAGCCTCCAAATCGCCCTTAGTTACCTCGCTCATAACGTAGCAAAGGCCCTCTGACTTCACGTTGTGTTTCAGGATAGCGGTCTTTGCACTTGTGATCTGCTTCAAGGTGGGCGCGTCGCCTGTATAGGTCAACTTGTTTTCGGCCTTCATGTTGGCGGGGATGAATGGGCCAACCAGGTCTGTAGCACCGTTAACCTTAACCTGGCTAAACATGATCTTATTCATCAGTTCAGCAATGGCAACGGGCATATACTGCGTAGCTACCAACTGCACCAGGTTATCGGTCTCGTTCAGGGCCTCACGGGTAATAGGTACTGCGATACCCAGACGCTCCGGCTTTGCGATCAGCTTGTTAAGCGGTATCTTAGTATCGCCCAACTCTGCGCCCTCATCGTTGATGGTGGCATGGAAAGCCTCAACAACGGGCCACTGATGATTACCCTTTAAGCCTGTCAGCAGGGGTGAGCCGATAGCCGAAAGGATAGTTTTGTTATACAGCGGCTCTACGATGTCGTGGGTAGTCAGGCCGGATGGGTTAGTACCTGCCAGGCCGCTTGCATAAGTAGAGGTGTTACCACCAAACGACTGCGCAACGGCACGGCTAATCTTCAACTCAAAACGCTTACCTGCGTTGAGGCACTCGCGTACCTTAGCGTTGGCGTAGGGTATATCCTCCTCGCGCACTACGGCAATGCTCTCGGTGTTGGCCTTGATCTTCATTTCCAGAATATCAAGTTCACGCTCAAGCTGCTTGCGCTCTCCCTTTTCGGCATCGGTCAATGCCTCGCGCTCCTTGTCGTTTTCGAGATTCTGCGCCATCTCGTTAAGGCGGCCTTTGATAGCGTCTATGCGCTCGTAGGCTTCACGAAAATTAAATTTCTCCTTTTTCATCTTGCAGAAACTATTAAGTTAAACAATATGCCACCTTAGACGGTATGGCTAATTCTCTCTCTGATTTCACGGATAGCCTCGCGTTTCTTTGCAAGGTCAATCGTCTTAGGCTCCTGGGGTGTCTTTGGCTTTTCGTCAAAAACTATACCCGCGTCCTCCAACTCGCGCTTTGTTACGTTGGTCTGCTCAAATGCGGGTTTGGGCGTAATCGTAAAGTCGTAAACGTTATCAATACGCTTTACATGACGTAACAAAATCTCTTCGCCATCTTCGGTTTTCTCGCCTGTCTTTTCGTAGCTTACGGCGTTCTCGCTGTCTCTCTCATCAGTTGAGTAGATGAAAGAGCAACCCGTAATGTCGCCGCGTGCGATCAATTCCAGGGCCTTATCACCGTCAACGGTCTTAGGCATTTCACACCAGAACTTAACGCCTACGCTGTCGATCTCATAGTGCAAGGTGCCTACGCCATTCTTACTACGGCCTAAGATCAGTTGGCGATCATGGAACATAGTTAGCATGATGTCGCAAGTGTCCAACGTCTCGCGCGTAATGCAACCAGGCTCCAGGATTTCGTAATAAACGCCTACCCACCAATCAAGCAAAAGACGGCTACGTACGCCAAACTTCAACGCGTAGCCCTCGATAACGCGGCTTTCGCCTCCCTCTGACGCTTCGCGGACTTTCAGTTGTACTTCAAATCCGACGGCTATTTTGTTAATCTTTTCCATCGTTAATACTATTTTTAGATGAGCCCTGCGTGATCTTATCACTATCCAGGGCTGCAAGGTTTGTAGAAACTAATACGGTGTCGCCACCCTCAACTAACGGCTGATTCTCTATGCGTCGCCAATCATTAACCGTATAGATGCCGCTTTCGATAGTCAGCTTTTGATACCTCGCCATTGATTCCAGATCAAGCGAATAGATGCCCTTACGGTCAAACTTGAAAATTCGTTTGCAGCAAAGAGATTGCGGTATAAGTTTACGGGTAAACTCTGCCTCAATCCTTTTCAGGATCGGGTCAAGTGTCATAGACAGATAGGCTACGTTAGCCATTTCTGCCGATTTGTAGTTATTGCTTGTATCGTCGAATACAAACGACGGATGCACGCCAAAGAAACGGCAAATCTCACGTACCGTAAATTTGCGGCTCTCCAAAAACTGCATATCGGTGCTGCTTAACGAAATCTGCTTAAAGTCCACCTGGCCGGGCAAACTTACGATATGCTCACCATGAGAAAAACGGCTATCTACATCTACTGCGGTTTTCTCTAACTCTTCGTCCTGATACTCACCAAAGCCCGTAACGCTCTTATCGTTGCTGATAATACCGCGTACGTTACCACCGTTGGTAAATCGGTTCGCGGTCTCTTCGTCGCCCGCTGTTGCTATCGTAGTAGTGCGCCTGGCGTGTTCTATCACGCTCTCACCACTTCGCCCATCTGCGCTATGCAGATACAGGTGTATAATCTCGGATTCTGTGAAAGTGCCGTACACGCCGCTGTACGGATCGCATACGGCATAAAGCCCGTTTAGGGCATCGTGGGTTACGGTGTTACGGCTGCATAATACCAAGTCTGTTAGTTCACCCAATACGTAACGGGGATAGATATAGGCGTTACCCTCTAACAGCATCAGTTTTACCGCCATACTCCAAAAGTCGAAAATTGACATTTCGGGTTGAGGCTGTACAGATAACAG